ACCTCCGCGAATCCTTCCAAATACAACGCTTACTCGAGCGTGACGCACGCGGGGGTACCCGCTATCCGGAGATGCTCCGGAGTCACTTCGGTGTAACCGATCCAATGATGCTTGTGCATCAGCGTCCGCTCTACCTGGGCGGGGGTACTACGATGATCAACATCACTCCCGTCCAGCAAACTTCCGGTACTGCGGTCGATCCCGAAGCCGGCTATACCGGTACTGTCCAGGGCAACCTGGCGGCCTTCGGCACTGTCTCCGCAACCGGTCACGGTTTCACTTACTCCGCCACGGAACATGGCCATATCATTGGCCTGGTCAACGTCCGGGCGGATATTACTTATCAGCAGGGTCTCGAACGGTACTGGTCGCGCCAGACTCGTTTCGACTTTTACTACCCTGCACTCGCCCATTTGGGCGAACAGGCTGTACTCAATAAAGAAATCTTTCTCCAGGGGACGGCCGCAGACGAAAACGTTTTCGGCTATATTCCCCGCTGGGACGAATATCGCTTTAAGCAGTCCCAGATCACGGGCATCTTCCGAAGTTCCTCCCAGGCGTCTTTGGACGTCTGGCACCTTGCCCAGGACTTCGCAAGTCTTCCCGTACTTAATGAGGCTTTCATACGTGAGAGTCCTCCTATCGATCGGGTCGTGGCTGTGCCATCTGAACCCGATCTCTTACTTGATGTGTACTTTAAAATACGTGCTGCAAGACCGTTACCCTTGTTCGGCACTCCCGGTCTAATCGACCACTTCTAGGGGATACTTACGTGCGATTAACGCGTGAACAATCCCCAAAGGTGGACGAAATAGACCTATGCCAGGACAATTCGGACTTGCCTACAACATCCACATCTATCGAAGTATTCGATATCTACTTCTCAACCATAGCGGGGTGGGTTTTCCACCCCGGCTATCAACGGGAAGGCTCTAAAACTATGTCAATCCAACAGGCTGCCGCATGGGCGGCGGCCATGGTAAAGGAACGCGAAAAATGGCTGTAATTACTTCTGCTGCAATCGCCGGCGCCGCTTCACTCGCATCTGGCGCAATGTCCTCTTCCGGTCAACGGGCTGCCAATGCAGCCAATGAAAGGATCGCTCGCGAAAACCGCGCTTTCCAGGAGCGAATGTCTTCTACCGCGTACCAGCGCGCCGCAACTGACCTGGACAAAGCCGGTCTAAACCGCATCCTCGCTCTCGGCTCCCCTGCTTCTTCTCCCGGAGGCTCCACCGCAGTCATGCAAAACCCAAGAGAAGGCATGGCGAAAGGCGTTTCGTCTGCCGTCTCTGCTGCCTTGCAAGCGCAGCAAACCAAACTCACCAATGACAATATCGAGGAGGATACCGGACTCAAATACGACACTCGCGCAAACACGCGCGCAACTGAGGCAAAAACTCTCGCCGAAGCTAAAAAAGTTGAAGCGGAAACGCTCAACATCTACAAACAGGGCCTGAACCTCGACACTGATTTGAAGATCAAACAATTCGAGTCTGAAATAAAAAAGGCCCAACTGCCCGGCATTAAAACCGAGGCCGATCTCTGGCTAAAAATCAACGAAATGGACCTGGGCGAACTTGCCAAGGCCCTCGGTAAAGCCGGGCCTATTCTTGCTCCGTTATTACGGGCTGTTATCGTGGGAATGATGAAATGACCAAAAAACGTAAATACTCAATCGATTTCGGTAAAGAATCCCTTACACAACAAGGCTTTAAGGAGTCCTGCGACGTTAATAACATACTAAAAGCCTATGCAAACACGGGTTTCGACCCTTTCGAATCCCGCAAACAACAAATTAGGTTCGGTCACGCAACCTCGAAATCCTTCTCTGAGGCCATGCAACAAGTGGCCGAAATCAACTCTGCCTTCTCGGAGCTACCTGCAAAGGTGCGTCAGAGCTTCCAGAACGATCCACGAGCGTGGATCGACCACCTATCTACCCCACAGGCTACCCCTGAGCCTGAAAAGCCCGCCAGCGGCTTCACAGAGCCTCCTAGCGAACCTCGCGCCAACGCTGAAAAAGAGGGCTAGCACATATAACTAGCTTGTTCTTATATGTGCTAGGTGACACAATCCCGTTACACCCAACCAAAAGGAGCCACACCATGAGGCGAAAAATGAGCCGAAAATCCTCAAAAAAGCTGTTTAAGAAAACAGCGGGCCGTGTCCACAAACGTAACTTGCGAGCCGTCCCTCGTGGCGGCGTAGCACTCTGAGGCATATCAAAACTATCCTGGCGTCCATCCCGCTCCTGGCGGGATGCGCCTACTACTCCGAGGGCAAAACATGCCTTGTTATCACCCCCTCGACGCACAAATCTATATCGACGGAACCGGTAAACAGCGGGTCCGAATCTTCCAAAAAGACAAACACCAGGGAAATAAAAACTCTGAACTGCCCTGCGGCCGATGCCTCGGATGCAGGCTAGAAAAAGCCCGTTCATGGGCTCTCCGTTGCTGGCACGAATCTCAGATGCACCAGGACAACACATTCGTCACACTTACCTACTCGCCGGAGAAGCTTCCGGCGGATCTTTCCTTGGACCATAGCCATGTCCAGAAATTCTTCAAAAGACTGCGAAAATATGCACCAAATATCCGTTACTTCATGTGCGGGGAGTACGGCGAAAATACGTATCGACCCCACTACCATGCAATCATATTCGGATTCCACTTCCCTGATCGAAAACTGGTTAACATACGCAACGGTAATCGCGTCTACACGTCAAAACTACTTGAAAAAACGTGGGGTTTGGGGGCTTGCGAAATCGGGTCTGTCACCTTCAAATCAGCGGGCTATGTTGCCCGCTACATCCTCAAAAAACAAAAAGAGCTAGACCAGGACACTGGCGAGCTCCCATACCACAATCGCAAGCCCCCATACACAAACATGTCTCTCAAACCTGCCATAGGGAAAACTTACTATGAGACATACAAATCAGACTTTTTTCCTCACGATTACGCTGTCATGCCAGACGGACGAGAATGTCCCGTCCCGAACTACTATCGTCGATTACTCCAAGACGATGATCCCGATCTATACGAACAGCTCAAGGCTATCCGTGTTGAAAAAGCTAAAGACAATCCCAATAACACTCCTGACCGACTTATTGTCAGAGAGTCAGTTAAACAATCTAAAATCAAACGACTAGAAAGGAACTACCTATGATCCAGCAATTATTCTGTGTATATGACGAAAAAGCTGAGGCTTACTTACCCCCTTTTTTCGTCCCCACAAAAGGCATCGCTACGCGGGCCTTCTCCGACTGCATCAATTCCAAAGACCACCAATTCGGCAAGCATCCAGCCGATTACTCCCTTTTCTTCCTGGGCGAGTGGACTGACCACGATGCTAAATTTCATCTGAACGATAGAAAAATGGTCTACAACGGCGTAGAGTTGTTGCGTCAAAACAACAATCCGGAGCCAGACCCCAATGAAATCAACGCAGTCGAACCAATTCAATCAGACCCCGCGGGCTGATATACCCCGTAGCTCATTTGATTTGAGCCACGGACTAAAAACGACCTTGGACGCCGGCTACCTGGTCCCGATCCTCTCTCTGGAGGTCTTGCCCGGCGATACAATCAACTGCCGGGCGGCCATGTACGGCCGCCTGGCAACACCTATCAAACCCATTCTCGATAACCTCCACCTGGAAACTTTCTTCTTCTTCACGCCATACCGCCAGGTCTGGGACAATTGGACTAAGTTCCACGGTGAACAAGTCAATCCAGGTGATTCCACAGACTTTGTGGTTCCCCAACTTACGGCCGCAGGCGGTGTCGCTGAGACCTCTATTTTTGACTACATGGGAATTCCTCCTGGAGTGACCAATATCGCATTTAGTGCCCTTCCTCTGAGGGCCTACAATCACATTTATAACAACTGGTTTCGAGATCAAAATATTGTTGACTCTGTTTCTATGCCTACTGACGATGGCCCGGATTCTACCGGGCTCTATTTCGTTCGCCGGCGGCGCAAGCGCAGGGATTATCTAACCTCTGTTCTGCCCTGGCCCCAGAAGGGGCCCGAGGTCATCATCGGCCTCGCCGATTACGCGCCTATTGTCTCTACCGGCGACGGTCAACCTACTTTCCAGGTCTCGGCTAGTCCGAACCTTCAACTGATAGGAACCGTTAGCACCGCTAACGCGTCCTTCTCACCTACTCCTAATGCTACCGGCCCAGCTGTCTGGGACGATCCTAAACTTCAAGCCGATTTAACCGGCGCTACCGGAGTGTCGATTAACGACCTCCGCGAATCCTTCCAAATACAACGCTTACTCGAGCGTGACGCACGCGGGGGTACCCGCTATCCGGAGATGCTCCGGAGTCACTTCGGTGTAACCG